TTCTGATACCATTGCAGTCTTGCGTTTAGAATTCTTGGAGTACCCTTACTTCTCTTAGCAATCTCTGTAAGTCCAGCATCGTCAATCATTAGTCCGATCTTCTGTGCGTTCGACTTTGCTAGTTTAGCTAACTCATCCACAGTATAATACGACAGATGTTCTTTAATAGTGAATCTATCATAGAACGGTTGACTTAGACTACCACCACTAGTAGTAGCACCAACCATTGTAAATCTTGGTAGATCAATAGTTTCTGGTTTGTCCTTATCTTCCGCGTCCTTAACTAAGATATTAAGAACAAAATCTTCCATGACAGGATATAGAAATTCTTCTACAATTTTAGGCAGTCTGTGGATCTCGTCAATAAATAGCACTGATCTAGGACTCATGCCCATTAGATAGGGCAGAATATTTTTAACACTACGAATATTAGCGGCGTTTAATGTATAGAGATTAACACCTAATTCATTAGCAATAGCACTAGCCATTGTGGTTTTACCCAGCCCAGGCGGTCCATCGATTAAAATATGAGGCATAACACTCTGAGACTTATTGCATCCAGCCACGACAATCTTAAGTCGATTAATAACGGTTTGCTGACCAATAATATCAGCAAACACAGAAGGTCTTGTAATACTCATGCTGTTTTCTCCAAATTAGATAAAATTTTTGATACCAATATTTTAACGTCTGTAAATGATTCTTTTTCTGTATATTTTGTAGCCATATCCATCGCTTCTTGCTTAGTAAAACCATATGTAGATAATACAGCACAAGCCTGACTAATTACTTTAGCATCGGTAGGTTTTACCGTTGGAATGATAGGTGCTTGTGTTGTATTTACTGGTCTTTTTTGAAGAGTTGCATCATTAACATAGACTACATTGACTGTCTGTATTTGTTTGACTTTTAAAAGAGTATCACAATCACAGACTATTATGAAGTCTCTAGTCTTTGCCTCTTTAATAGAAACCCAATGATCCAAACCACAGTTTGTGCAGCGATAGCGTAAATCTGCTATACACTCTACAGGCTTAAGATTTTTTATTTTCTTCTTCGTTGTTGTTTTCATTGTCTTTGATCCAAAAGATAAAGTCATTTGATTCGGGATCGAATCCTGTTTCCAACATTCCTTTATTTACCAAATTGTTTAGCATATTACTGACCAGTCTATTATTTAGGGAGTCTATAAGATCAACATATCTTTTATTGCTGATTATATAGGTCTCGCCGTCATGCTTGATAAATTCTCTACAGATAATCGCTGCTTCTTCTTGACTCAGAATCTCATTTAATTCTGCTGCTTCTTCTGGAGATAATTCAGACAGAGTATATTTCATATCGTCCAAAGTAGATGTTTGATCCTTACCCATAGAATCGAATACTAATACTCTAGAACACTCTACAAATTTATCAAAATCTGTAATTTCAAATATTTGATTTTTTTTCTTCTTCATATTAGTTCAATATTTCGTATAGTCCTTTGTAGTAGTGTGGCTGATTTAAGAAATGATTTGCATTAGACTGTAAATGCTTGACATACTCTGTACTTATCGGATCGGACACAAAGTATTTTTTCTTCCATATCGGCATCTTCTGATAGTTATTCCCCAAATACTGGAAGGTATTACCCTTGCCAGTATTGGAGAGATAACTACTCACAGGAATCGACTTGGACGGGAAACCGTAAGCATACCACACATTCGGGGAAATTTCAACTACTTCGTTCAAAGCATCGTATAGCCATTTGCCCCAAGCGTCCCATGCTTCGGGATCAAACTTAAAATAATGCTTATACTTATTGTCTAGACTACCATGATCATCATATTCATCTTGGTCGTCATATTCATTATAATCTTCGTGCATAATTATCCTATACAGAATTGATCACTTACTTTATTGGCCAAGTCTTTAGCCGCTCCAGACAGAAACTTATTACCACTAAAGTAGAGCGGAGTGCTGACTTGATTAAGGAACTCCACCACCGTTTTTAAAAGTTTGGTCTGTGACCCGTCCAGACTTATATGCTGGTCTGGCAACGCATCTAATGAGTCCTCAGACCCATCCTTGTCATCTACTGGATGCACTGGCATAGGATCGCCGTAAGCCTTTTGAAAAACACCAGCACTGGCATAACCATACACGGTTTTTAAATCATCGGTACTGTTGGTATATGTCTCAGGATTTAAGCCTCTCATCTGATTCAGAATATTGGTAGCAACATTTACCGATACTGGAACACCAGTAATATCAGACTGATTATAGGCTTTAGCGTAGCCCTTATACCATTCATCACTGCATTTTTCTGGTATAATTTGTATTGTCGCTGACTGTCCAGTTAGAGCAGACTTTAAATCAGCAACATTTATAGTTTGTCCTGTGGAACCGGGAAGGATGCTTGTAAAGTAAGGAGCCTTTTTCTCCCAACCCTTATTCCACCAAGTATAAGGAACACGATAAATTTGATTTGGCTTAATCGCTCTGGGATCTCCATCGAAATAATTCACTAGTTTCTTTTGAAGACCATTCCAGAATGTTTTATTAGATCCAATCATCTTCCTAGAAGCATCATCAAAAATCCAATAACACTGATAGCCATTACGAGTATCAACTACCCAACTAGGCTTAACTGGAAATTCATTTATCTTTTTCAAGAACTGCTTCTTCTTAGACATTACAACGCTTGGCTTAAAATACTTACCGTCCGTATCTCTACCAGCATCCATATCACAGAAGCATGAAGTAAATTGTTTGATAGCATAGATTTTGCGTCCACCATTGACGTAAAAGTAAACGTCTGAACCTCCATCTCTATTAGCATTAAGAGCCTCTGTAAGACGATCAGTATGATTCATACTGCTGATTTTCTTA